ATCTAGGATTAATTAATTGTTTTATAGACTGACCTAGCAGACAAGCCAAGACTATAAGACTTATTTCCGAAGGAGGAAATTATGGCAAAATCAACATTCTCAGGGCCAGTTAAATCTATCTCTGGTTTTATAACTGCTGGTAGTACATCAGTAGTAAGCTTAACTGCTGACACATCTTTAACTGTTGATGCTCACGCAGGTAAAATTTTAACTTGTAATGATGCAGACGGTAAATTTACTTTACCAAGTATTGTTACTACAAGCCCTTCAGATCCAACAGATCCTAACCAAGCTAATAATTTAGGAGCTTCTTTCTTATTTGTTATAGAAACTGCTGCTACTGATTTAGATATTAAAACAGACGGTACTGACAAATTTGTTGGAGGTTTATACATAGGTGTAAACAACAGCACAGGTAAAACTTTTATTTCTGGAGCATCTAATGATGTAATTACATTAAATGGTTCAACTCAAGGTGGAATTGCTGGAAGTATTATTAAAGTAACAGCAGTTGCTTCTGCTAAGTATGCCGTTGAAGGTATTGTCTTAGGATCAGGTACTTTAGCAACTATGTTTGCTGACGCATAAGGAGTAAATTATGGCTGATACAGTAACATCACAAACCATCCAAGATGGTGAAAGAGTTGCTATTATGAAATTCACTAATGTTTCTGACGGAACAGGTGAATCTGCTGTAAAAAAAGTAGATGTCTCTGCTTTGGCTAGTAGTAGTCAAGGCAAGGCATGTACTGCGGTCAAAGTAGCTAAAATATGGTGGGCTTGTAGAGGTATGGGCGTTAATATTGAATTTGACGCTTCTACTAATGTTCTAATAACAGGCTTACCTGCTGACTCTACTGGTGATGAATATTATTCTGACGTTTTTACTGGTATTCCAAACAATGCTGGATCAGGTAAAACTGGCGATATAGACTTCACTACAGTAGGACATAGTTCAGGCGATACTTATTCTATAATTTTAGAATTAGTAAAAGACTACGAATAATGGCTGAGTATAAAGGCAAAAAAGTAACTTTAAATAGTCCAAGAGCTCTCCGTAAAGGGGAGCCTGGCTATGGAAAAAAAAGAAAAGTAGTTTTCGTTATGGGGTGTAGTAGCGAAAGCAAAAGAGTAAAAAGAATTACCTTTGGTGATGCTAAATTAGGTATGCACAAAAGGGATAAATCAAGAAAAAAATCTTATTGCTCAAGGAGTGCTGGTATGAAAGGCACTACCGATAGGTGTAGTGCAAACTATTGGGCTAGAAAAGATTGGGATTGTTAATATGAGTGATAATAAAAAACCAAAAAGTAAAGGAAAAATATGTCCAGAAGGTAAGGCTTGGGCTAAAAGAACATTTGATGTCTATCCAAGTGCTTATGCTAATTTAGCAGCTTCTAGATATTGTAAGGATCCAAATTATGCTAGTAAATCAAAAAAAAGAAATGGTGGTTTTGTTTCTATTCCTGGACAAGGAGCAGTTTTAAAAGAGAAAATAAGATGAGTAAAGGACAATTACAAAGTTGGTTAGACGAAGATTGGGTAAGAATTGGAGCTGATGGTTCTATAAAAGGCAAATGTGGAGATAGAAAAAAATCAGAAGGAAAACCTAAGTGTTTACCAAGGAATAGAGCAAACAGTCTTAGTAAAGAAGAAAGAGCAAAGCTAGTAGCTAGAAAAAGAAAGAAAGATCCCAACCCAAGAAGAAAAGGCAAACCAATAAATGTTTCTAACAAACTAAACGCTGGAGGCGAGGTTACGATGAAAAAAGCAAAAAGAGATTATGATGGCGATGGCAAAATAGAATCATCTAAAGATGAATATTTTGGCTCAAGAGATAAAGCAATTAAAAGTGCTATGTCGAAACAAAATAGAGTTAAAATGAGTAATGGCGGATTTGTTGCCAATGGATGCGGTGCCATCATGAAAGACCGTAAAAAAGTAACCAGTATATCTTGAGGTAAAAATGACTTATAAGAAAACTAAAGGCTATAGCGTAAGAAAGATGTCCAAAGGCGGAGCTTTAATGAAGAAGTCTAAGGGCGGAGCCATGATGAAAAAATCAAAAGGCGGAGCTATGATGAAAAAATCAAAAGGCGGATCTATGATGAAGAGATCTAAAGGTGGTTCTATATTAAAGAAATCAAAAGGTGGTTCTTTAATGAAGAAATCAAAAGGGGGTTCTATGATGAAAAAATCTAAGGGCGGAGCTTTAAATCTAAACAGTAAAAAGAAATAACTTTTTAGTTTAAAAAACAACTTACATTTATGTCATACTTACTTAGTAATGTCCCACATTTTAAATGTTGGGTAAGAAGGGAATTTACTCACAATCACGAAAAATACCATGACGAGTATTTACATGCTTTAGTAATTGCAGTTAATACTATTCCTGATAGGTCTTTGAGTTTTCAAGTAGTCTTTACGGGTTGTGAGTCAGATTGTGAAGATAACAACGAGCCAAATATCCATGGCGGAGCTATGTGGGCTAGAATGCCTATCCAAGCTTTAGTGGCTGATATTCCTATGGATGATTTTCCTGAACCGATGGAAGATCATATTGCACAACCTTGGGATTGTGAATCTAGAAACCATTCAGTAATAGTTATGGATAGAGTAAGCTCATCACCTTGGCTTTGTAAATTAGATGGCGAATTTTTTAAAGGCAGATATTTGTTTACTGTTGATTATACTGACTCCGATATTGCTGACGATAGTGCACAACATAAACAATCTCATGTATTATATATAACAGAAGATTGTAAATGGAAAGGTAACTTAGTAGCCTTACCAAACAATAGAGTAAGGGCTACAAGTCCAGCTCTTTGGGTAACAGGAGATGGTGCTCCTGACTTTAAACCTTCACAATGGACACATTCTGCTGAAGGACACGAAAGTTACTTAGATCCTGCAATAACTTTTAATAACTTATATGAAGATTAATGGCGTTATCAGGCAGTACAAATTTTGAACCAAATGTTACAGAGTTTATAGAAGAAGCTTTTGAAAGATGTGGTATTGAACTTAGGACTGGTTATGATTTAAAAACCGCCAAAAGATCCATAAACATTATGTTAGCTGAATGGGCTAACAGAGGTTTGAATCAATGGACTATTGAGCAAACTACTCAAACAGTAACGGAAGGTACAAATAGTTATAGTTTAAATACTAATGTAATTGATATATTGGATATGGTTGTTAGAAGAACAACTAACTCTGTAAATACAGACACCAATATGAGTAGAATCAGCAGAAGCGAGTATTTAAATATTCCAAACAAAGATACAAAGGCTAGACCTAATCAATTCTTTTTTGATAAACAAACAACTCCAGCTATTAAAATTTATCCAACGCCTGAAAATTCCACAGACATATTGGTTTTTAATAAATTAGTTAGAATGGATGATGCTGATACTGCAACTAATACTATGGATTTACCTTTTAGATTTTACCCTTGTTTTGCAGCTGGTCTTGCTTATTACATAAGCATAAAAAGAGCTCCACAAAGAACAGCAGAACTAAAAGCAATTTATGAAGAGGAATTTAGAAGGGCTGCTGACCAGGACGAAGATAGAGCTAGTTTTAGGATAAGGCCACATTTAAGAGGTGTTTAATGGGCTTTTCAGAAAGTCGCCCTCAACAAGTACAACAGATAAATTTTGTTGAACTTGAAGAGCTTATCAAGCAACAACAACTACTATGTAATATTTAAAAATGGATTTTCTTTTATTTATAATTTTATTTTTTTGCATTATTGTTATGATAGGTGAAAATTCAAATCCTAGAGGTATGAATATTTTTTGGTATAAAGTTTCTATAGAAACTAGAAAGTATTATAAAGCTTTAACTGAGTACGACTCTGGCAATAACAAAGGTAACGGGCCTAGAAAAAATGACTGACCCAAAAAAAGGAACGGGAAAAAAACCAAAAGGATCTGGCAGACGTTTATATACGGATGAAAATCCTAAAGATACCGTAAAAATTAAATTTGCGACCCCAAAAGATGCAAGAGCTACTGTTGCAAAAGTAAAAAAAATCAATAAGCCATTTGCAAGAAAAATACAAATATTAACAGTTGGTGAACAAAGAGCTAAAGTTATGGGTAAGAACCAAGTTGTAAATATATTTAAAAAAGGCAAAGAAGATATTAGAAAAACGAGGAAAGTCTAATGGCTTATGCTAGTGGCAAATTTGCATACGCTTTATGTGATAGATGTGGTTTTAAATACAAATATAAAGATTTAAGAAAAGAATGGAATGGGGCAAAAACTTGTCCTTCTTGTTATGAAGAAAAACACCCACAACTAGAAACTACAAGAAATATAATAGATCCCGAGGCTTTGTACGAGGCTAGACCAGATACAGATTTAGAGGTTGGTAATGGCAGAGTTTCAACTAACAACGATTTAGTTGGTAGGACAATACTTGGATTAATAAGTAATACATCTGTTGGTTCTGTCAGTATTATAGAAAATGATAATACTGTAACTCAAACATTAGATTCTCAAGCTGTTACCTCTGCTTTAGGTTCTATTACTGTATCTGGGAACATAACTGAAAGTGTTTCAGTAAGTGGACAAGCTGGTACTTCTGCCATAGGTAGTCCTACTGTTAGTGCTGATACTGTTTACACAGTAACAGTTGCTTCTGGTACTAACTCGTATGGTTACGGTAATAAATATTATATAAATGGCTCAGTAAGTCCTACTTTGAACTTATCTGAAGGCGAGACTTATAGATTTGATCAGTCTGATTCTTCTAATGGTGGGCACCCATTAAGATTTTCTACTACTGCCAACGGCACTCATGGCGGTGGAAGTGAATATACAACTGGCGTAACAACCAATGGTACTCCTGGTAGCTCAGGTGCTTACACTCAAATAACTGTAGCCGTAGGTGCGCCAACACTTTATTACTATTGTACAAATCACTCAGGTATGGGTGGACAAGCAAATACTCCTTAATTTGATATAATAAATTATGACCTTAACTGAATTAAAAACTTTGATACAAAATTATGTTGAGAATGATGAAACTACTTTTGTCAGCACCCTTGATGACATTATTAAAAATGCAGAAGAAAGAATATTTGAATTAGTTCAGTTTGATTTTTTTAAAAAAAATGTTTCAGGTAATGTAACTCTTGGTAATAGATTTTTAACTGCGCCCTCAGACTATATTTTGAGCACCTATCTTGCAGTTGTCGATGGTAGTGGAGATTACACATATTTAGAAAAAAAACATTCTTCTTTCATGCAAGAATATACTGTAGATCCAACAGATAGCTCTTTAAGAGGTAAGCCTTTGTATTATGCAGATTATGACAAAGAGTTATCTACTGCATCTAGTAATGGTTCTACGTTAGTTTTAGCGCCAGTACCTGATAGTAATTACACCGTAGAATTACAATATATTTATAAACCAGCATCACTTGTTTCTAGTACAACTGGCACTTGGTTATCTCAAAATGCTAGAAATGGTTTACTTTTTGCTTGTTTGTCTGAAGCATATTTATTTATGAAAGGTGATGCACAATTACAAGAACAATATGAAAGAAGATTCCAAGAAGAAATTTCAAGACTAAAAAATAGAGCAGAAGGTAGAGGAAGAAGAGACGAATACCGTTACGACTCCCTACGTTCACAAACAACTTAGAGGAGGTAAAATGGAGAAGATAGAATCCCTAAAAGGGAAAACCATAGCTATAGTAGGTATGGGAAAAAGTTGGCACGATTACAACTTAGCTAAATCACACGGAATACACTTTGATGAAGTTTGGGCTATAAACTCAGTCGCAAGTGTAATTTTTCATGACAGAGTTTTTATGATGGATCCGCCATCAAGATTTTTAGATAGTGATGATGCTGGTGGTCAAACAGAAACTATGCGAAAACTTCTTCAAGAACATGACAAACCAATATATTCTTGTGTAGTCGATGAAAGGTGTCCGCCAGTAGTTGAATATCCAATACAACAAATTGTCAGAGACTGTCATTGTTACTATTTAAATAATACTGTTGCTTACGCAATAGCTTTTGCTTATTGGAATGAGGTGGGTAATTTAAAATTGTTTGGTATTGATTTCAGTTACAAAGGAAACTTGCACTTTGCAGAAGCTGGTAGAGGCTGTTGTGAATTTTGGTTAGATAAATGTATGCACAAAGATATACAAGTAGAAGTGGCTAATAGTTCTGCTTTATTAGATTCTAATGAGGATGCTCAAGATAAATTATATGGCTACCATAGATTGAAAGACCCTATGGTGGTTGTTTTAGACGAAGAAAAAAAATTAAAAGTTTTGAAAAAAAGTGAGTATGAATCTTCCATAGTTAGGCCAGAAAGAACACCTATTATGGTAGATAGAAATGATCCTAATGTTCTTGGAGAGCCAAAAAAATGGTAGATGAAATAACCCCTGGAGTTTCTTTTGAGCTTGGTATAGTTGAAACAAAAACAACAAACTACGGAGGACATACTCCTGAGTTTTGGGCGGAAAGATTAACAGAAAAAATTGTTGGTTATTCTGAAGATAATGAACCGCATGTAAAAGAACAAGCTAAAGCTTTTAAGGATGTTATTTATAAAGTTTGTTTAATTTACATAAAAAATGCTATAAAATCATATCAATCCACTTTGAAACAAGATTTGATTAAAAGTGGAGAAAACGAATTAGCAAAAACTATAAAATAAAATTAAAGGTAAATTATGGCTATTACATCTACATTAACCTCTAGTTTTAAGAAAGAGTTGCTACTTGGTAATCACAATTTTACCAATAGTTCGGGAGATACTTATAAACTAGCTTTATACACAAGCTCTGCAACTCTTGGAGCCACTACAACTTCCTTTACTACCACTAATGAAGCTAGTGGTACTAATTATTCTTCGGGAGGCGGAACACTAACAAATGTTACTCCTACGTTGGATAGCACTACTGCTATTACAGATTTTTCAGATCTGACTTTTAGCACAGCTACAATTACGGCTAGAGGATGTATGATTTATAATAGTTCTGATTCTAACAAATCAGTAGCTACTATAGATTTTGGTGGAGACAAAACTTCAACCGCTGGAGACTTTACAATAGTTTTTCCTGCAGCAGCAGCAAGTACAGCTATTATAAGAATAGCGTAGGAGAGGAGCATGGCTCTTGTCCTAAACGATAGGGTAAAAGAAACTACCACTACAACTGGTACTGGCACCATCAACTTAGGTGGTGCTGCTACTGGTTTTGAAACTTTTGTAGCTGGTATAGGTAATTCAAATACAACATATTATTGTATTGCTGGCCAAGGTACAGCAGAGTTTGAAGTAGGTATAGGTACTGTTACTGACGCTTCTCCAGATACACTATCAAGAACAACTATACTAAGTAGTTCTAATAGTGATAGTGCTGTTAATTTTTCAGCTGGAACCAAAGATGTATTTTGTACTCTGCCAGCTAGTAAAACCATAAGAGAAGTCGATACTGCTTTGAATGTGCCAACTGGTACTACAGCGCAAAGAGCTGGATCTCCAGCAGCTGGTGATCTTAGATTTAATACTACAACTTCAAAGTTTGAAGGTTACTCTGGTTCGGCTTGGGGTGATATTGGTGTAGGTAATTTTTTAGTTACTAATACTTTTACAGGAGACGGTAGTGATACTACCTTTACCATTTCAAATGCAGTCGCAGATGAGAATAATTTATTAGTATTTATTGATGGTGTTTTTCAAGCACAAAATGTTTATTCAATATCTGGCACTACATTAACTTTTGCTACAGCTCCCGCAAATGGAAGAGTAATTACAGTTTATTCTGCACTAAATAATATCCAGGGAGCCAACGTAGTTAAGGCCACTATGACTGGGGACAATAGTGATACAACATTAGCATTAGGTGTTACACCAATAAGCGAAAACGCAGTACAAGTTTATTTTGATGGTGTCTATCAAAACAAAGATAGTTTTAGTATTTCTGGAGAAACTTTAACTTTTGGTGTAGCTCCACCAACTGGCGTAGCAGTAGAAGCTATAACACTTACTGTTACAGATTTAGCAGCAGCGGCCTCAAGTATTTTAGTAGATGAATTTACTGGCGATGGATCTGATACAACTTTTACCTTATCAGCAGCGCCAGCAAATGAAAACAATACGCAAGTTTTTGTTGGTGGTGTTTATCAAGAAAAAGCAACTTACAGTATAAGTGGTACGACTTTAACTTTTTCTGAAGCACCAGCTAATACTGTATCTATTGAAGTAGTATCTGTAGCCGTAGGACAAATTAATTCCGCCATACAGTTATCAGACGCAGATGGTGATACTAAAGTTATGGTCGAAAAATCTTCTGATGAAGATACCATTAGAATGGATATTGCTGGTACTGAAGTATTAACACTAACTAATAGTGCTATGACTTTGAAAGGGACAACACCAAAAATAACAATTGGTGATGGTGGTGCAGAAGATACAGCTTTGATATTTGACGGTAACGCACAAGATTTTCATATAGGTTTAGACGATTCAGCTGATGATTTAGTTATCGGCACAGGTTCTACAGTAGGTTCAAATCAAAAATTAGTTATGGATTCAGATGGCCATATTGGTATTGGTCATACAAGTCCTGATTTTCCATTAGTGGTAAGAGATGCTACTACTAGTAATTATTTAAAAGTTATAGGTGCTACAGATGGTAATGCTGGTATAGCTTTTGGTGATGACGATGCTGAGTTAGATGGCGGTATTTTATTTAAAAACGACACAAAAGATTTAAGATTTTTTAAAGGCGGTTTTACAGAAGCAGCAAGAATTGATTCTTCTGGTCGTTTGCTGATAGGTACGACTGAAACTGGCGTTGTTGGTGGTTTATATGTAAAAACTGCTTCTCAAAACGATAATGTTGGGGTAGCAAGATTTCAGACAACAGGAAGCGACCTTTCATCTTGTGCTTTTGCAGCGGCTAAAACTGCAAATGACAATACAACTTCTAATGTTTTTGTAAGATTTGGTATTAATCAATACAATGCAGGTTCTGGGCAAATTAATGCAAATGGCTCAGGTCAATGTGCTTTTGGCAGTTTTTCTGATAGAAGGTTAAAAGAAAATATTACAGACTTACCTTCTCAAATAGAAAAAATAAAAGCTCTACGTCCACGTGAGTTTGACTACATTGAAGAAGAAGGCGGCGGACACCAAGAAGGATTTATAGCTCAAGAAATAGAAGAAGTTTATCCAGACTTAGTAGGAGAAAGAGCGGACGGAATGAAAACACTTGCAACTCTTGGAAGGTGGGAAGCAAGACTTATAAAAGCAATTCAAGAACTATCAGCAAAAGTAGAAGAATTAGAAGGTAAAATAGAGTAATGGCGATCACAAAAGTATCAAGAAATTTATTAAACACAGGCGTATCAGACAGTTCTGATGCTACTGCTATAACTATAACAAGTGCAGAAAAAGTTGGAATAGGTACATCAGATCCTAGTCAATTACTTAATGTTCAATCTGCAACTTTTCCTGTAATAGAAGTAGCTAATTATAGCGACAGTAATCCTACCGATGGTGCAGCTTTAGATTTAATAGAAAAACAACCAAGTTATGCTAGTGCTACAAATACTTTTGGGCAAACAGGTGTTTATGGTTTTAGATTAAAACTTAATGGTGCTGATAATACATTAAGATTAAAATCAGGTTCACAAACTACCGTGAATGACAGAATAGTTATAGATAGAGATGTAGGAAATGTTGGTATTGGTGGTACTACATTAACAGGATGGGCAAATAAACAAGTTGTTTTAGATGGCGGTTCTTTGACATCTGTAGCTTATGTAATGGTAAATGATACTACAGGTCGTTCAGGAACAGATGGTTCTGTTATTACTTTATCTGGTTCAGATATGTATTTAATACAACGTGAATCAGCTAATATGATATTTCGTACTGCAAATACAGAAAGAATGAGAATTGATTCTACTGGCGATGTGTTTATTGGCACAACATCTCATTTTTCTGGCGGTTCAAATGCAGGTGATGCTGTTGCTGTAGTAAATGGTGGCGTTAATAGAGAAGGTGTGCCTTTTACAGATTTTGATGAAGCGTATGTATCTGAAAATAGAGGTATATTTGAAGGCACAAGTGGATTCCAACCTTCTAATAATCCAGGCGGTTCTAATTGGTGGCACGTAATATCAAGAACAGTAAATACAGGTGGAAGTAGTATTTACATAACTCAGACAGCAACAAGTATTACAGGTGCTATACACACAAGATATAGTACTAATACTGGTAGCACTTGGACAAGTTGGCAGTCAGTATAATTTAATAATATAGGTATAATAAAAAAATGGCATTAACTAAAGTAGATAAAAGTGTATCAAGCACTCCAGGGATCGTAGATAACAGCGATGCTACAGCTATTACTATTACAAGTGATGAGAAGGTGGGTATTAATACAACTTCTCCTTCTTATATGCTTACAGTTAAATCTAGTAGTGAAAACCATTTAAGGTTAGAAAATGGTTCTGAATTAGGAGTCTTTGTACTTAATACTGACGGAGATATTAAAATTTGGGCTCATGGTGATGAACGCATACAGTTTTTAAATGGCACAGGTTCAGGCACAAGCATAGCTGCTTTTGATTCTCATGGTTTAAAGTTTGGCTCAGATACCGCAGCAACAAACGCCTTAGACGATTATGAAGAGGGTCTTTGGACACCTACAATAGCTAGTGGTGGTAGTGTTACTTCTACATCAGCACGTTATACAAAAATAGGTAATATAGTTCGTGCAACTGCAAGACTGTCAAGTTTTAGTTTTACAAGCGTTGATGGTACACATTTGACAATCGGTGGATTGCCTTACAGTATGCATTCAGATTCAAATATAGGTTTTGCTTGGGGAGATACAGGCACACAAGGTAAAGCAGTTTATTTTTGGTCTGGGTCTGGCGGTGGCTCTAGTTTATTCGCTTATTGGAGTGGTTCTGGTTATGATTCTGTAACTCATAATGAAGTACCTTCTGGTTTTAATTTAATAATAAACTTAGTATATGGACATGGGTAAAGATTTTTTAAAAGAGGTAAAAAATGGCAATAACAAAAGAAACAGTAGTAGATAAAATTGAAGTACTTGAAATGGGTCAAGTACAAGTTAGAACTGCTACTAAAATTATGGAAGATGGTAATGAACTTAACCGTACTTTTCATAGACATGTTTTAGAACCAAGTATTAAAAATAGTGATACTTGGGAAGATACAGACATATCTGGCGAAGATCCAAAAGTTCAAGCGATCTGTAACGCAACATGGACTGATCAAGTCAAAACTGCTTATCAAGAAATGAAGGATGCTCAAACTGTTTTAGGTGATGAATGACAACTAAAATACCTGTAGAATTATCAAGCACTCCAGGAATATCGGACAGTTCTGATGCTACAGCTATCACTATTACAAGTGATGAAAAGGTGGGTATTGGTACTTCAAGTCCAGCTCAAAAATTAGATGTAAGTGGTTATATAAAAACAACAAGGATAGGTGCTGGTATAAGTCCTATAGTGCCTTGTGAAATCCTCTCTACAGGTACTACATCTACAGCATTAAGAGTTTTAAAAAGCGGTAGTGATGATTCAACACAGAACAATTTATTTTCAGTAACGGAAATATCAGGTCATGGTAGATTAAGTATTCATGATTCTGCACAAAATGAAGAAATAAGGTTTGACAGTAATGGAGTTTCTTATTTAAGTGATGGCCTTAGTTTTGACGGCACTACAACAGCAGCAAATGCTTTAGATGATTATGAAGAGGGTACTTGGACACCTACATTTGCAGGAGTTGCAGCAGCAGCAATTTATGGAGCACATTATACTAAAATAGGTCAGCTAGTAATGGTTGAAGCCTATATTGCAGGTGCTACACAAAATAATTCAGATCAATTTCGTATAGGTGCATTACCTTTTACTTCAAAGAACCAAACTGCATACGGAGGTGGTAGCATCGGATATACTTATGCCTCAGATTTTACAGAGTTTGGAGCTCCGATAATTCCAGGAAATTCTTCATACATATATTTTCATAGAATAGATGGTGCATCTGGAGTGAGTAGTATAGTCAATAGCTATATTTACAATAAAGTAAGTGGTGGTAATCAACTTATCTTATTTCAAGGTATTTATAGAGCAGACTAATAACGAGGTGAAAAATGGCAATTAATTATACATGGGATGTCAAAACTGTAGATGTTAAAGAAATAGACGGCAAAGCTGATACTGTCTTTAATGTTCATTGGCGACTAAAAGCTGAAGATGATGCTAATACTGTAAAAGACGATTTTGGTAATGATGTACCTATCTCTATTTCAGTATATGGCACACAAACTTTAGATACTTCTGATTTATCAGACTTTACTGCTTTTGCAGATTTAACTACAAGCGATGTACAAGGTTGGGTCGAAGAAGCTATGGGCGAAGATGAAGTCCAAGTTAAAAAAGATAATCTTGATGCTCAGATTAATGAGTTAGTTAATCCAATAGTACAAACAAAAACTATAGGTGATTAAGTATGGCAAATAAAATTAATTTAGACGGTAAAGATTACTATGTAGATGAGATGTCTGATGAACAGAAATATCTAGTATCTTTAGTCCAAGAACAACAAATAAAAATTTCTCAAGCTAGAAAAGATATAGATGTAGCAACTGCTGCTAATCAAGTTTTAGTAGCACAACTTAAAAATTCTTTAGAAAAAGAAAAGGTAGAAACTAAACAAGTAGCGGAGGGCTAAAATGTTTGGTATATCCGCATTTGCTCAATCTCCTTTTGCAGCATTAGGCGGAACTTCTGTAAGCGTAGAAATATCTGGTGTAGCAACCACTTCTGCTTTAGGCACTACTACACAAACTGGACTAGGAAATGTAACGCCAACTGGCCAAGTAGGTACTTCGGCTGTAGCTGGTGTTGGGGTAAATGCTCAAGCAGTAGCAACTTTACCAAGCTTAGTATCTACTGTAGGTTCAGTAGCAGTAACTACTGACGCTGAAGCTAATGTAACGCCAACTGGACAATCAGCAACTTCTGCTTTATCTGGCGTAGCGATTATAGCTGGTGGTGAGATAGGAGTAACTGGTCTAGCAGCAACGGGAGGATTAGGATCTCTAACTGTATCTGGTAAAGCTAATTTAACTTTACCTAGTCAATCATCCACATCTGCTCTTGGTAACTCAACAGTTGATGCAGAAGCTAATGTTTCTGTAACTGGTCAAAACGCAACCTCTGCCGTAGCAGGAGTAGGAGTAAACGCACAAGCGGTTGCTACCTTACCTAGTTTATTAGGAACTGTTGGTTCGGTATCTGTAACTACAGATGCAGAAGCTAACGTAACTCCTAACGGTCAATCAGCTTCTAGCTCCCTTGGAACAGCTTCGCTTTCAACCAATAATAATATTTCAATAAGCGGTTACAGTTTAACGTCTGGATTAGGCACGGTTGTTACAATAGGAAAAGCTAATGTAACTCCTTCTTCTGTATCAGCTAATGGTGAAGTAGGTATTGTTCTAGTTTGGTCAGAAATAGATGATAGTCAAACTTCTAACTTTAGTGCTATCTCAGATACACAAACGCCTGGATGGTCTGAAATAGATGATTCAGAAACGCCTTCTTGGGAAGAAGTAGCTTAAATATGATAATTTAATTATAATTTGGTAGAGGTTAATAATGGCTAGTTCATACGATAATGATTTACGATTGGAGGAAATGGGTACTGGAGAACAGATTGGTTCTTGGGGTACTACTACAAACACTAATCTAAGCCTTATAGCAGAGGCTTTTTCTTATCAAACAGAAGCAACCTTTGATGCAAACGCTAATAAAGAAGTTACTATACAAAACGGCCAGTCAGATAAACGAAGAGCTTTTTATTTAAAAGTTACCTCAAGCGCTACTTTAGATGCAACAAAAACTTTAACAATATTACCAAATACAGTATCTAAAGTAATTTTTATAGAAAATGCTACATCAGGCGGTCAATCTATAACAATTTCGCAAGGTTCAGGAGCAAGTGTAACTATAGCTAACGGTAAAACCAAAGGTTGTATTTTAGATGGTGGTGGTTCTGGAGCTGTAGTTTATGATCTATTTGAAAAAATAGACTTAGGCGCTAGTGCGACTTTTAATGGAGGAACTTTTGTTACAGCCTCTAGTACAGATACATTTACTAATAAAACAATTGATGCGGATGGCACAGGTAACAGTATTACAAATATTGAAGATGCAAACATAAAATCTAGCGCAGCAATAGACGCTGCTAAAATTGCAAATGGAACTGTTAGCAACACAGAGTTTCAATATTTAAATGGCGTAACTTCTGCAATACAAACTCAATTAAATACTAAAGGCACATCTAGTTTTAGTGGTAGTTATACAGATTTATCAAACAAACCAACAATACCGACAAACAATAATCAATTATCTAATGGAGCTGGATACCTAACTTCTTCAACTTTAGCTAGTTCTTACTCAAGCACTAGTCTATCTGGGTACATAAGATTTGCTAACGGTTTTCAAATGTGTTGGGCTAGGATTACCTCAACTTTTGCGGGTACTTGGACTTTCCCTTTATCTTTTCCTAATGCTTGTGTTGGGGTTTCAAAACATGATGAACTCAGCAGTTCAACTGGTAATGGTGAAAACTATGTTTATAACATTTCTACTTCAAGTGTTTCTTTTGTGAGTGGTAGTACTGGGTATAAAACTTTAATAGCGGTAGGTTATTAATATGGCTAAATTTGCACATGTAGATGAAAATAATAAATTATTAGGTTGGTATGATGACGAAGTACATAATTCTATACCAGAACCTAAAATAAAAGTTTCTGAAGAACAACACGTAAAAGCTATAGAAAAACAACACAATTATGTCGAATCTGATGGTTCTACTAAATTAGTAGAACAAGCTCTTACTTCGGAACAAAAAATAATAGAAGCAAAAGTATATCTATCTGAAACAGATTGGTATGTAATAAGAGAAGCTGATTCAGGTAAAGAAATGCCTAGTGATATAAAAACAAAAAGAGCAGAAGCTCGAGAAACTATAAGTAATTTAGATAAATAAATGGAAATTATTATTTGGATAGTATTTTTTTTAGTAATTGGTAAATTTTTATTAAAAGCTTTTGCTCCTTATACTAACAAAGCTCTAGAAGAGAAAATCAAAGAGTATTGGGATAATTTAAGGAGTTATTTTTAATGGCAAGATCAACTGTAAACGAAGTTGACAAAAGACTTTCAGCACATGAAGCCGCTTGTGAACAGCGTTGGCGAGAAAATTGGAGAAGATTAGAAAATATAGAAAATGGTATAACTTCTCTGAATAAATTAATTAGAAATAGTTTAATTTTCTCTCTCACTATATTTTTAGGAATAACTGGATTTTTAACAAAAGTTATCTTTTTTTAAATGCAAGAACTTATCAATTTATTGAAGCTACATGAAGGCTTTGTGAGCCATTGTTATGATTGTAGTGAAGGTTACAAAACTATTGGTTTTGGTAGGCTTATTGATAAAAAATTAGGAGGAGGTATAACAGAAGAAGAAGCAGAATATCTACTTAAAAATGATGTAGATAAATCTGTAATTGTTTTGCAAAATAAATTAAATTTTTTTTCAGATCTATCAGAAGTAAGAAAAACTGTTTTGATTGATATGTATTTTAATATGGGGAACAGATTGTTTAAATTTGAAAAGACGCTTGAACATATTAAAAACAAAAATTTTACTAAAGCCTCAGAAGAAATGTTAAACAGTAAATGGGCTGGCCAAGTTGGTCAAAGAGCTGTTAGGCTTTCTAAGATGATGGAGTCTGATGAATACCCTTTTTAAATATGACTCGCCAAACAGAACGTATTGGAAGATCTGGCGAATACGCTGTAGCTAGTTTTTTAAGTTTAGAAAGCGATACAGTACACGTTTTACCACATGGTAGTCATGCTGACATAATATTTGAAATAAATGACATTATGTACAAGTGCCAAGTAAAAACCTGCTCTAAGAAGAAAATGTGTCATAAAACTCATAAAAGAGTAAACTGGTGTTTTGACATGCGTAGAGGGGCTAATACAAAGCTTAGAGACTATAAAAAAGGTATGGTTGACCTTTATGCTTTTTATTGTTTGGAATACAATACAATAATATTTAAAATTTTTAAGGATGGCAAAAGAACAAAAATAACTTTTAAAGACTCGCTTATGAAAAACATTGATTCAAAAGAAAGTTTGCAAGATGCTCTTAATAAAATAAAAAATGGCTTTAATTAAATATAAATTCAAACCAGGTATAGATAGAGAGGGCACTTCTTATTCTAATGAAGGAGGTTGGTTCGATTGTAACTTAGTGAGATTTAGGATGGGTTTACCTGAAAAATTTGGCGGTTGGGCGAAACTTTTATCAGCTACATTCAAAGGTACTGCAAGATCTATATTTAATTGGATTTCTTTAGATGGTAGTAAATATTTAGGTATAGGTACACATTTAAAATTTTACATACAATCAGGTAACACTTTTGAAGATATAACTCCCATAAGAAGAACAGTATCAGGATCTATAACTTTTACCAAAGTAGCAGATGGTTCAAGTTCTATTAAAGTTACAGATAATAATCATGGCGCTAACCCTAATGATTTTGTAACCTTTAGCGGAGCTAGTACTTTAGGCGGAGCAATAACTGCTACAGTTTTAAATCAAGAGTACCAAATACAATCTATATCTACTACAAACGGTAATGAGTATTTTATAAATGCAGTCGATACTAGCGGTAATGCAGTAACAGCAACTTCTAGCGATAATACAAGCGGTAGTGCAAATGGCGTATATCAAATAGTAACTGGTCTAGATGTATTTGTAGATGGTACTGGTTGGGGTTCAGGTGCTTGGAGTGCAGGGGGGTGGGGATCTTCTAGTCCACTATCTTCTGCAAATCAACTAAGAATATGGTCGCAAGATAACTATGGTGAAGATTTAGTAATGGCTGTTAGAGGGGGTGGCATATTTAGATGGGACGAATCATCAGGTACAGGCACAAGAGCTCAAGAATTAAGCTCAATAACTGGAGCTAATTTAGTTCCTACTAAAGCCATACAAGTTTTAACTTCTGAGACTAACAGACATTTAATAGTACTAGGTGCAGACCCAATTTCAGCTGGTGCAAGAACTGGCTCTTTAGATCCTATGTTGGTTGCTTTTTCTTCTTCTGAAGATTTATTAGATTTTGAGCCAAGAAGCACTAATACAGCTGGTAGTGTAAGACTTTCATCAGGTTCACAAATAGTTGGCGGTATTAAATCAAGACAAGAAATTATAATTTTTACAGATACTTCTATTTATAGTATGACAAATATTGGGCCACCTTTGGTTTTTGCTATTAACCTTATTGATGAAGCTACAGGACTTATAGGCCCTAATGCTTGTATTAATGGCCCTGAGGGTGTTTATTTTATGGGTAAAGATGCTTTTTATGTATATAAAGGATCCGTTAGCGAACTACCTTGTACAGTTAAAAATTATGTATTTTCTGATTTCAATACAGAGCAAAGACTGAAAACTTTCGCTTTTACAAATAAAAAGCATTCTGAAATAGGTTGGTTTTATCCATCTAGCTCATCTCAGGAAATAGATAGATATGTCATTTATAATTATCAAGAAGGGGTTTGGTATTATGGACAGTTAACAAGAACAGCTTGGTTAGATATTGGTGTTTCAGCTTATCCACAAGCTACAGGTAATAATTACTTATATCAACACGAAGTAGGATTTAATGATGACGGTAGCGAGATGCAAAATGTATTTATTGAATCAGGTGATTTAGATATACAAGATGGAGAAAGCTTTTCTTTTCTAAGAAGATTAATACCTGATGTTAAGTTTCTAACCTCTGATACTTCGACTAATGTAAATATAGAAACCAAAGTGAGAAACTTCCCTGGCGATAGTCTTTCTTCAGTTGCTACTTCTACAGTATCGCCTACAACAAAACAATCACACATTAGGGGTAGAGGTAGGCAAGTGGTATTTAAAATCAAATCAAATGATGGTGATTCAGGTAATAATGGTGTGGGTTGGAGATTAGGTGATACAAGACTAGATGTGCAAACAGATGGCAGACGCTAATGACAAGATTAATCAAAACTGCTCTACCTTTAGCCACAAGAGATGTCTCGCCAGATTTATACAATAGATTAGTTAGATTACTTGAATTAAATATAGGCACCTTCGATCCTGATAGGACTCCACACTATACAGATAGCGAAATAAGTTCTTTAGATTTCCAAGAAGGTGATGTAATATGGAATACAACTGTTGGCTCTTTACAAGCTTATATAGGCAACAGATTTGTTCAGTTAACAGAACCTACCGTAGCGGGTGCTGGTTTTGAACTGCTTGGCTCAGTAGGTACGTTGAAAATAGACGTAAAACGTAGTGGTGGCATAATAATAGAGTTGTAGTCCCACTAATGCTTATAATAAAATAACAAGATGAATGAACAAATAAGTGGTCTTGCAAGTTTAGGAAGATTCGAAGATAACAAAATTGCACATGTTGCTGATGGGGAAATGGTTATTCCGCCATTAGCTATATCATTAGCTACTAAAAGACAGATATTTAAAGATATGCTTGATGCTGGTATAAATCCAGCTAATTATGTTGTTGGCAGTTCTAATAGTATAAATCCTTATTCTGGTTTACCTGAGTTTTTTCTCAAAAAATTAGTAAAAAAAATAATCAAGCCAGTAAAAAAAGTAGTCAAAGCACAAACAGGCTTAGTAAAAAAAGTTGTAAAAAGTGATTTATTCAAAACATTAGCGCCTATAGGAGCTATGTTTATACCAGGTTTAGGGCCACTTGCATCTATGGCATTAAGTGGTGGATTATCAGGATTAGCTAGTGGTGGAGGACTAAAATCTGGTTTAGCAGGAGCTTTAACTGGAACTTTAGGAGGATTAGCTGGCGGATTAAGACCTGGAATGGCTCCTAATGTACCAGTTGGTAGCAATCCTTTTTCTTCTTTTGATTCTTTTAAAAAAGCCATAAACCCTTTTAGTGGTCTTAGTCAAAATGTAAGTAATCAATCAGGTATTATGAGTTTAGGTCAAAATAATCCTTTGATGCAATTAGTAAGTAATATTACGGGTGAGGATGATATTTATAACCAACAAAGATTACAAAATTTTTATAACAAAGGTATGGGAGCTGCTGCTGGTTTAGCAGTACCAGCTGGCATATTAAGTTATTTAGCAGCTAAAAAAGAAAGAGACAATCCTCTTGAAGATGTAAGAGATACTTTAAGACCAGATTTAAAATTAGGTAGCACCTTTGGTAAAGGTGGTTTTGATCTTGGTTTTGCTGAAGGCGGAGAAGTTTTAGATATGAGAGATGGTGGAGAATCTGAAGGCCCAGGAACTGGAACTTCTGATGATATACCAGCTATGTTGTCCGATGGTGAGTTTGTTATGACTGCTTCTGCCAACAAAGGATTAGGCGGTTATAAAATAAGCCCAGACAAAACGCACAAAGAAAAAGGAGTGTTATGTCTCACTCCTACTGGTAAACCAAGTAGAAAAAAAGGTGCAAAAAATATGATGAAATTAATGAAAACTTTTGAAAAATACAACGAGGGTTACGCATAATGGCTATTTACAGCAGACCAATATTAAGGCCAAATCAACAAGTAGTTGATACAGTAGGCGATCCTTATCTAAGAAGTCTTTTCTTTGGTACAGAAGAGACTCCAGGTTTTATTAATCAACTCCAACAAATAGCTAGAAAAAGATTTGAAACTCCTTTACCAGAACAAAAATTTGCAGATCTTACTGATTTAGAACAAGCTGGCTTAGATCGACTTAGAAGTGGTATAGGTAATTTTGAAAGATTCTTAACGTCTGGTGAAGATCAACTTAGTGCTATAAGAGATCTACAAGATCCTTTTGCTTACAAAAAGTTTGAAGATCCCTATCAACAAGCGGTTATTGACCAATATACAAAAGACGCTGTAAAAGCTTTTGATATGTCTGAAAACCAAAGAAGATTTAACGCTTTAGGTGCTGGTGAGTCTGCTTTTGGTTCTAGAGCTAGACTAGGAGCACAAGACAGATTAGAGGAATTTAGTAGAGGTTTAGGTAAAGAACTTGCTGGCATACGCCAAGCTGGTTATAGAGATTCTATATCTAGACTTAGAGATGAGATTACAGACAGAAGAAATCTGTTTGGTGATTTTAGAGATCTTGCTGGCGACACGCAAAGATTAACGCAAACTGGTATTCAGAATTTATTAGGTCTTGGCAGCACACAAAGAAAATTAGACGATATAAGAAGCGCAGCAGAATTTAATAGAGCAACTGCACAAAGAAATGATCCTTTAGAAACTATGCGAATCTTATCGACAATATTGCCATCTTATTCTCCTACGACTGCAAACATAACTTCTCAGTTTGGCAGAGCACCTGATCCTAGGGCTGTTGGTCTTGGAAGCTTCTTAAATACTTTCTCGCAATTCATGCCAAACATAAATACATTTGCACAAAGACCGCAAGATCCAACTGTATATTCAACAAATCAAAATCAGAATCAACAACCACAAATGACTCCAGCAGTTAATATATATAATCCACAACAAACAGATTCAAGAGGATTAATTTATTAATGTCAATTTTTGATAGAAATATGTTTCGACAAACTTCAGCAGTAAGTCCTGATGTTACTGTTATTGGTGAAAGCGGAGGCGGAGCAAGACCACAAATGAACATGCCACCTCCTACTGCTGAAATAGGTATTGGTAGTTTTGAAAGACCTGAGTTTGAAGTAAATCCCATTATTGATAATGTGGTAACAAATACCCCTGAAGTAATTACAGATTCAGGATTAGGCGAAAACCAAATAAGACTATCTACTGGTGAAATTATTACTGTCGATCCTTCGTATTTATCAAATATAGTTAATGGCGATAGTTACTTTACTTTAGATGTTTATGGCATGTTAAATAGTCCTGATGTTCTTTTAGGTAGTAATGTAGAAAGAATAATAAGCCAAGCTTTAGAAAATAGAGGGGGTATAAGAGATTTGCACAGAAATCCACTAATTCCTTACAGAATGGCTAAAGATGTTTTAGTAGAGGGTGGTGAAGAGTTAATGAATTTGTATCGAAAATTAGGTTATATGGCTAAAAACAATCCTGATTTTTTAGCGATATTTAGTCCTGAAAGAGCAAGAGATATGAGAAGAAAAATTGCTAGGGATGAAGTTGAGCCTTTTAAAAAAATTGATGATTTTTTTACTTCACCAATAGCAGATGAAGGTAAAAATATTGGAGAAGCTTTGCAAAGTGGTTTTAGAAGCAAAAAATCTTTAGATGATCTTTTCAGAGCTGCTAGATTACAAAGCGAAATAGATGATTTAGATGTCCCTTCTCAAACTCAAATGGAAGCTGATGTATCTGAAGAATTACCAACAGAAACTATAGCTGCTAACACTATTGAAACACAAGATAGTGTTGATGAGCTTCCCCCTGATGTAGATACCCAAGCTGATTTAGAGCGAAGAATAAAAGAGGGTGAGGCACAAGCTGCATTAGATAAAGTGGATAGATCTACATTAACTAAAAAAGAAAAAGAAGATAGGATTAGAGAAGATTTAGACGATACTACTTTTGAGCTGACTCAAGAGCAAAGAAATCAATTTTTAGCTGACGAAGATAAATACATAAAAGATTTAGCTATTGCAGATACTTTTGGCGGTCAAAAATTCAAAGACTTTTTAGGCAGTATGGGTAAGCAATTAGTAAGGACTGGATCATTTATGGGCATACCTTTAGGTACAGCAGACTTTGTAGATTCTGAAACAGCAAAACGTGCAGCTGAAGCTGAAGCAGAAATAGAATTAAGAAAAGAACAAATCAAACAAACAGGCAAAGATACTGGCCCATCGATAAGGGATTTGAAAACTATTAAAGAAGCATCAATAGATTTTAATGAAAACGCTGGTAATTTTTCAGGTGCTAGAGCTGCCGTAGCTTTAATAAATGAAGTTCTAGAATATGTAGAAAAAGCAAAAGAACAAGGGGCTGCACAGCTTGGAGGTTTAAAAGGTAAGTTTGATATTATTAAAGATAGTGCATTTGCAGCTGCTGGTGTTAAAAGAGATCCTAGTGCTGCAAGTCAAGTAGCATCAATACTTAATGTTTTAAGAAACCAAAAGATTAAAGACATACTTGGCGAATCAGGAAGAACCATTTCTAATTTAGATAGGGATATAGTTAAAGAAGTTTTTGGTTCTTTTGATCTTTTTACTAACCCAAAAATTGTTGAAAAAAAATTAAAAGCTTCTAGGCAGACACTTTTAGACAGTATGAATAGATACAGAAATAATATGGAAACAAATTTTTCTTTCTTACAAGAAGCTGGTGAGTTTGGACAAGGAAGAGCTTTGAATCATTCAAAAGCTATGCAAGATGCTATAAATTTTGATCCTACTAATACTTTTAAAGATGCTGAAAAAGCTGCAGAAATAATAAAAAAAATACAAGAAATAAATTATTAGTGAAATGCAAAGGTATAAAGTTAATGTTACTGATACAGAATCACTAGAGGTCGAAGCTAACTCTCCTGATGAAGCTAGAGCTAAAGTAAAAGCCATAATCGCAGAAAGAACTTTAGCGCCACAAGCAGATAATCTTTTTTTTAATTATGATAGTGGAGTAAAAGACGCACAACTTAGATTTGACCTAGGATTAGCGGAAAACGAAGTAGAAAGAGAAAAAATACTTAGTAAGTATGTTGGTAATGAATACGCAGTAGATTCTTCGGGACAACTAGCCCTAACACCAGAGGGCATGAAGATGCTTGGTCTTGGCGATCAAATTAGAACCATCACCTTAAAAAATGGGGAACAGCTAGAACAAAATACAGTTATAGACGAAAGAACTTTTGGTTTTAATAAATATGATCTTGCAGATTTTTCAGGAGTT